CAAGCAGATAATCCATGCCGGTAACCTTACCATTTTACACGGGCATGAACTGGGCGCATCGGTATTCAGTCCCGTAAACATCGCACGTGGTTTGTTCTTGCGTGCTAAATCGGATGCATTGTGCGGTCACCATCATCAGGCGAGTGAACATAGCGAGCCGAACATAAAAGGAAAGCTTACAACTTGTTGGAGTGTGGCATGTTTGTGCGAATTGCATCCTGACTACATGCCCATCAACAAGCACCACCACGGGTTTGCGCACGTGCGTGTGATGGATAGTGGCGAGTTTGAAGTGAGCAACTACCGCATTGTCAATGGAAAGATTCGTTAAAGAAAAAGCCCCCACCGTTGTGAGGGCTTGTTCAATCAATAACGAAAAACAATGATGCGTATTATCACATAACCGTTGCAAATATAGCACATGGATTAGGTAAAATTCAAAACCCACTTGCTAAACCTTCCGAGTACAATTCACTATGCATCCAGTCACGGATACGACCGAGCATCTTGTATTGTTCAGCTGTTAGCTCTTCATTCTTTTCAATGTTGCGTATGTGCTGTAACATATCATGAATGATGTCATAATACTTCACACCATTGACAGCGCAATCAAATGCGTGCTGGTCTTTGTGTAATTCAAATGTTAGTGTTGCTTTCATTGTATTTTTTGATTTGTTTGCACAGCTCTTGTAGCGAGATTGCTATCGCCCACAATGGAATTCCTATTATTAACGCTTCTATCATAGTTCAATCTGTGTTCGGTTAGCTTTTCCTGATTCACCATCTAAATACCCATCATTGTATTCATGATAGAGGTTAACCAGTTCAATGGTTTGTATTTTATTCAGTAATGCTTCCATCTCTGCCCATGTCATTTTGATGGCTTGACCTTTGAACCTGCGCTTTAAGGTTAGGTGCAGTCTGCGAATGGCGGTTTCTTTTTTCTCTTGTGTCATTGTGCTTGATTTTAATTGTTTCGGTTATCCGTGAGTTAGCAGCCATTAATAAAGCGACCACTTCCCCTCTTCGACATCAAACGAACGAAGCAATTTCATTCCTCTGTAATTCTGCATCGCACAATAGCTATACTCTTCATATAGCAACTCAATAAACTTTTCGCCATCAGCAGGGTGCATAGCAATCAAAGTCGGTCGTCTATTGTTCGCAATAACGAAATTGCTTATTGCATTGTGAATAGCATTAAAATTAACGGCTTCTAACAAGCGGTTAGCGTCATTGCCGTTTTGCTCTTCGTTTGATTTTTGTGTCATTGTGCTTGTCGGATAAAAAGTTCTTGTCTGATTCTAATTAAAGTTCTATTGATGTAATCCTTTTCCGATGGTGTTTTACCAACCATGCCCAGGTACTTGTGGCGAAGCAGCCGCAGTTCGTCATTGGTTAGGCTCATCATTTCTTTTCGCTTCATACTTGGATAGTTTTAGTAGTTCGTTCTTTACGTGCATGTAGTATGCTTTCACGCTGTAGTATTCACCCGTGCCTTCAAAGTCTTGCATAATCTCATCAGGTGCGTTGCTGATTGCCTCATCGACACAATACAGCGCAGCGTTAACTGCTTTGATATGCACCAGTGCAAGTTGCCCTAACTGCTCACCGCCTTCGACTATATCAAAATAGTTTGAGTACAGTTGCCATGCTTTGTCTTTTGCTTTCATTGTTTAGCTTATTGATTAATTCGATTACTTGTTCTTTGTTGTAGTAGTGCTGCATTGAATTGCGCACGTGGTCTTTGAGTTGGTCAGTGGTCATTGGTTTCCTTCTTGCTCTAAATTCCTAATTTCTGTAGTTAAACTATCCATAAACATTGTATCATCCTCTAATTTAAACCTCATCTCATCATCATATTCATCAACAATTCTTGCCATGTGACGAATAAAATCCCTGCCCTTGTTAGTGTGAACATCAAACAAACTTGGTTCATGTTCTTCGACAACTCGCATTGCCTTTTGTAGTAATGTTAATTCGCTCATAGCGCTAAAGTATTAAGGTATTCACGCCACATCGGTACACGCTCCTGAAGCTTTGCAATTGCTGCCTCATCAAACTCCACTACCTTTTCGTGGATGCGCTCCTGCACTGGTATGTCGTACACCCATTCGGTGCGGTGCGATTCCAAATCTGCATCCGGGTAATCGCGCATGAACTGCTCCATGTCGTATATCATGTTGCGCTCAATGCTCTGCGCTTTCTTAATAAACGTAGGGTCACCCTGTGGATCAATAAGATTGAGCCTGCGTGCAAGTCTATACTTCTCATCGTTAATCATTTCGATGGGTGCATTGACAAGCACAAAGCAGAAGGTTGCAGTTGGTGCGCCCGTTAGCCACATATATGCCTGCCCTTGCCAGTAGTAGTCTTTGCTCAAGTCATCCTGTTTTGAGTCCATGAACGTGTGAATGCTCCAACTGCTTTTGATGTCGGGTACGTTTAGACACTTGTCGTTGTCATCAATGATGAGCAGGTCGGGCGTGCCTTTGACGAATTGGTTTTGGAACATCTGCTCGTTCTTAAATACAATCTTCTTGCGCTCCCTGCGCCACATGTCGATAGCATCATTCTCAACCGCCAAACCTTTTTCAATGTACTTGTTGCTGATTTCTTTGTAGCGTTTGTAACGCTGCTGCACATAGACTTCCAGTAGTGCGCTCTTTGTGGTTTCGCTAAGACCTGTTTTGGTTCTTGCATCGGTCATCAACTTACCAAGTTGTGACGCTCTGAATAATACGTTTTCCATTTGTTGTGTTGTTATTGATGGTCAAATATACAATTATTCGCCAAGACCGTACTGGTCTTTTTTGGCGTTAAGTTCATCACCTACTTCAGCCAATACTTCGGGGCTGCATGCCTTAAAGATTTTCATCAGCTGAGTGATGTCGGTTGCCTGCTGAATGAGTTCGCGCACATACGCGACATCCTGCTCATGCCCACGACCAAGCGCACCCTTCAACTTAAATGGCTTGTAGTTATCCTTGTTCTTGCGGTTAAGGTCACGACCGAACACCTTGCCTAATGACAATGCAGCGTTTTTAAGGCACTCTGCTTTGAGTTTGCCAAACGCCAAGTCCATAGCGTTAGCTTTTTTGTTGTCGGGGTTTAATGCCCATCTATTGCGATCGCTACCAAACACGTTGTCGGGTACTTTGTCAACCATGATGATTACCGATGCGGCACCGGTGCGCTTCAGTTCGTAGCCGCTGATGGGATGAATGACTACTAACTCAAGTGATGCCTGGACTTCGTTGGCAAGTACCGCCCATTTAAAGTTCTCAGTGCGCCAATGTCCGAAGAAGAGTTCGTCTAAGGTGGTTTCAACGTGGCTAATGACTAAGGTCTGCGCCTTCTTGTCGGGGGTTGATTCAACACCGAGTGGGTCTGGTTCTGCGTTAAGCATCTGCTGAAACTTCTGCAATGCTTCAAGATTGTCTTTGTGAAAATTCATGTTATTGATTATTGATTGGTTTGCTTAGTGATTCATTAGGCAGTCGTTCAGTTCTTGGCAGTAGCTTAGAACTGCGAAGATGATAATTGCGCCAATGATGTAACGGAGAATGGTAGATGCTTTTTTCATGTGATAAAATTTATTGTTATTGATAGGGCGAAGATAGTGCAACTACTTACACTCACCCTGTTAAAAATTGTTAAAATTGCAATTGGTTACAGATTGTAACCACCTTGACTATACCTATAAGGGTATAAATGCAACACAATTACCCTCGTTTATACTCTCAAGGGTACACTACGCCCACGAATAGCTACCGTAATTTGGGAATAGTTCAAAGTACATGCGCATCATAATGGCATCAGCATAGTCAGGTGACTTGCCGTGCATGCGTGCTATCTCGTCTTTGCCTATTACTGCAAGCTTACCATCGGCTTCTGGTTGCCTGCGCCTTATCATGTCTAGTTCTTGCACGATGACATCGCGGAACTGATTCACTTTAAAGATTACTTTGTTCTGCTCAATCAATTCTGCTAACTTGAAATAACACTCAGCCTTTTGGTTGGTGAACTTATCCGATTGCTTGGCTCTGCCACCATTAAGAAACCCTCGGCATTTCAAGCTATCGACCACACCACCACCTACACCATCTTCATCGCAGATCACATTCGAAAGTTTAACCGCATGCCTGTCGCATAGTTGGCGTATGGTAGCGACAACAGTTGTTATTGGTTGCTTGCGCAGCTCGTGAATCTCCATTAACTGCAAACCATGCCACACGCAAATGACACTTCTATCTTTTCCAAGTCGTGCGATGTCGGCACTGATGAACTTATCGCCTTTCGCTTCTTCTTCCCGGAAGCAGCGCACAAGGTCATCGTATTGGTACAGGTTGTCCACGCTCTCGTCATATTCCCAGTCACCATAGAGCAGCCTTCGCCTATCTATTTCAGGCAACCGTTCAAGTGTTTCGATGTAGCTTTCAGGCAGGTGTGGGTTGTCGGTCGGTAGCGATGGGATGAATGCAAGGTGCTGCGCTAAATTATCTGCTTTGAATGGTGCGTAAAACTCATTGTAAAGCCATCCTTTGGACGGATTGCAGGTAAGTAGCATCTTTGG